ATTGTAGATTGTTGCCATGTTCCTCTACTAATAAATCTTTTGCTTCGGATGCTTTCTTCTGGAAGTAATAAGAAATTCGTTCCTTCTCGAATTCGTCGTATATCCTCAGCTTGTAATACCTCGCCAATGGAGCTTTTTTGCCATCTAACAAAGGTACGTATACGCGTTCTTCGACGTTTGCTTTGTGCCATTTTAATATATTTTCGGTTATATAATTTGAGCCAAGTCCTTTGCTCATTAATGCAAATTCTTTGCTTCTATCATCGTTCTGGTGCATTGGTATTTTGGCAGCTTTAGAGATGTATTTTAAAGTATAACCGATGGATGCATCGGTTATTGTTCCTACATGTATTTCGCCAATTTTTTTGTTATCTAATGCCCAGGCACGCTCGAAATAATTTATGTCAGCGTTGAATATAACTATATGGTAATGTGGTCTTAATGTTTGACCTCCATATTCTCCAACGGCGTAATACTTTATAGATCTGTGTTTTTTTCCATGACATTTTCGTAATCTTTTAAAGAACTTTTGAATATCTGTCTTTTTTAACGTCATATAACCCTTGTTGGTTATAGGTACGTGTTCTGTGTCGTAGGTAAGAGTTAAGAAGTGAGCGGATATACTCCGCTCTCCTTCCTTAACTAATCGTACTGACCAAGTACTTGCTCTACGTCTTTTACAATTTAAACACTTTGAACAAGGTACATAATGACCTCCGTTTTCCTCTTTTAACTGGAAAGGGTTTAAACATTGTGTAGACACTAGAAGCTTGGTGTTCCGTATTTAGGCATTGGTCTTACTGCCTGAATTTTATTGTATACATGACAATATAATGGGTCTGTTCCATCTTCAACTGCAAAGATACGTGTAGTATCGTCTGGATTACATTCTATAAATGTAGAGTTTAAAGCTGGTTGAGTTTCAAAAATACGGCCTAAATGCCAATAATCTAAAGATGTTCTAAATTCACCAGCTACACGAGATGGCATAAATTTATACTCAGCATAACGTGGTACATATCCAAATGTATCATTTCCATTAGATGTATATGCAAATATCTCATCATTGGTTACTGGTTGTTCACCAATATTTGCAAATGATGGAAAATAATAATCTAAGGTGTCATTTTTAAGGAATGTCTTTGGAATTCCTTGTTGATATGCTGTTTTAGGCATTACAGACATGATGCCAATAATGTATCCGTGTTCTTCACAATAATAAGAACCACTTTTACCACTACTAATAGATAAAGCATGTCCAGCCATATTACCTTGAGGTAAACCGCCATCTTCTCCAGTTGTATTTAATACTTCACTAATAACAACTGGTGTTTTAACACCAGTAATATACTCTGGGCGTTGTAATCTTGCATCTGATGACCTAACTCCAAAATGGCTTAATATACTTTCAATATATCTTGTACCGCCTCTGGCGTTCTTTTCTAACCATTCTTGTAGTCTAAATGCACGACGTAAATCGTTAATTGTTGTAGGTTCAATTTCTGCATTTGATGTATCAGCATATAGACTATCTGCTGGTACGTCGGTACGACCTCCTTGGGCTGCTACGTTAACACTTGAAGGTGTTCCGTTTAGTGAAGTTCCAGATGAACTATTTAAATACACTGGTAAATCACCTTCTACTAATCCTATAGGAATATCTACTGCAGCTCCTTTTTGTGCAAATGGTAATGAAGATGTAAAATAATCATGCTCCCATGCTCTTTTACGTAATGTCAACATATCTTGACAACGTTGTAAAGTGTTTGTATTATCACCATCTGTTAATTTATAATTAACTGGTGCAACCAAATTTTGGTCTCTATAATATTCGTTATAAATACATTGATATGCAGCTGCAGGTAATGCATTAAAATTAATTGTCGAAGTTCCTGTTGTTGGTGGTGGTACACCTAAATAGTCCAATGTTTTTAATAATGGTATACGTGGTGCACTTGTATTCCAACCAGAGTTTACTGCTAAAAATGGTGCTACTATACCTGAATTTGCATCGGTTATAAACTTTTCCCAATTTGACCATAATATACGATTTGGAACAAAGAAATAGTGCATACTTACGTCCATTCTGTGCATAACTGGTGCAATAAGTGGTGCAAATCTTACTAAGCTTTCGCATCCAAGGTTAAACTTGTCACCTGGTACACATTCTAATGTAAGAATTGGTGTCAATTGGCCCATTTTTGTTGATAACTTAACATCATGGGATAAATCAAAGCTATTTTTTTGTGGCTTTGTTAACTTAATACTGTTGAATAAGTTTTTCATGTTTGTTTTTTGGTTTTAAAGGTTTATAAACGGGTTCCACCACGTTGGATGTAATAATTGCGGGCTACTTTTCTGTATCCGCCTCTTTTTTTGCGACTTGTACGTCTTCTCATTTTTAGGGTTTTTATTGTTAATAATTATTTTTTGCCTAATGCTCTTAATAATGCTGCTGCAGTTTGTCCAGCTACTCCCATAGCTTGAATTTTTTTCATAAAAGCATTTTCTTGTTGAGCTGATATAACTTTTTGTCCTAATAATTCATAAGTTACTGCTAAATTTTTTACTTGTGCTGCTACTTCTGCTTTTCTAGCTTCTGATAAATTTGTATTAGCTATTATATTATCTACTTCTTTTTCTGCTTTTCTTGTTTGTGCTCTAATATTCCAATATTGTGCTTGTACATTTGATTGTAAATCTGTTACATAATCATTTTTTATACGTAAGGCTTCCATTCTTGTTGCAAAAGTATCTTTTGCAAAAGAAGTATTTACGTTTTTCCAGTCTGTTTCACTATTGGTTTTTATAGTTTGAGCTTTTATTAATTCACCTTGTTTTTGCATATTCTCAAGTTGTAAACGTTGAGTTTCTAATGCATATTGTTTTCCTAATACATTTAATCCTTCTGGGTCTACCTGTGGTGCTACATAATTTGGGGCTTTAACATCTGGTGTTTTTATAGGCTGAGCGGTTGTCATTTGACCGTATATAAGATGTGGATTTAATCCAGCATCTTTAAATCTTTTCATTTGTGTTTCTGGGGCATTATACATATTCTGTCTATTCCAATCTGCTAATGCATCTGCTCTCTGTCTATCGTACATCTCTAAATTTGTACGTTTTTGTTGTACATTTGTTAATAACTGACTACCTACATTTAATGCATTTCCTACTAATGCTGCTGTTTTTGCTGCTTTTGCAACTTTTAATGTACCTGCAATTGCTTTTCCTGCGGTAATTAACGCTTGTGGTATGATAAATGGCATGTTATAAGAGTTTTATAGATACGGCCTAATAGGCCTCTCTGTTTATAATTAGTTATGTTTTTTGGTTTGCGCGACGATTTCGTTCGTTCCAGCGTTGCTGCTTGTTTTTGGTTTTCTGTTTTTTTCGTTTCTGTTACCATAAACTTTCAGTCGTTTTTTTCTAAACCCCAGAAAGCAAGCTGCTTTCGCCCTTTGGTCGCCTTGGGTCATCCGCTACGCTACTTCCCTTAGCTCCCTATTGGCTTTCAGCCGCTTTGCTTTTTTCTTAGGGTGGGGGGTTTATACTCCTTTTTTTTGTTTTCGTTGACTTGGTGTCAACTAGCACTAATATATCAAGTATTATTAGTGCTTTGCTGACGCGCTTCGCTTGTCTTGCGTTTTGCGCGAGTTGGATTAATCCAACTCACTCAAAACGCCGTTTTGTTCTTCAGAGCTAATGTCTGATAATTTTTGTAAATCTGGGGTTTTATTTTCAGATTTCCAAGATTTTTTTAGACTTTTTAATTCTTGCTGATATAATTCAGCATATTCTTGCCTTTCTGCAAGGTCAAGAGTTCTTGGGTCTGGCATGTCATTATAATCGTCACCTTGTTGCCATATTGGAGTTCTTTCTCCCGAAATCGGGAGACCTCTTGAATAACGGTCAAGCAATGTGCGAATAGACATGCTTTGGTCTGGTATTGTTTCACTTGGTTCGTTATTTACTTCGTAACGGCGAGTATGCATTTCCCGATTAAGATAAGTTTTTATCATTTTTTAAATTTTTAAATGTTCTTTTTTATTCAATTTACGAATACTATCGTAAATTTTTTGTTCATTAAAAGATTGTAGATTGTTGCCATGTTCCTCTACTAATAAATCTTTTGCTTCGGATGCTTTCTTCTGGAAGTAATAAGAAATTCGT